CCGATCGAAATCACACGACTCGCTCATCGATGCGCACTCCACCGCCGCACGGTTTCAAACGGCAACACGCCCCAGCGCACTTGCGTCGGACTGTCACTCGGTCCAGGGCAGTGATTGCCGAGCACGTCCACTATCCAGATCCCCGTGTCGCCGGCACTCGCCTTATACGTCACCACGTCCCGCCCGAGCGCGCTGCAGCTCGCGTCCTTGCACAAGTAGCCCCAGCGGGCGTCTCGGTTCTGTAACGTGGCAATCAAGCCGTCCAGGAAGGCCCAAGCGGCGTCCCCGTCGGTGAGCTGGCAGGAGTGCAGGACTTGGCTCGCATGCGTGGCGGCGTAGTCCCGGGCCACGCCTTCGCCGTAGGCGGGCAGCGGCAGCGCGCCCGTGGTGGGGGCGGACGGGCTGCCGCTGGTGGGCGTCGTCGGTTCCGTGTCGGAGCGATCGATCGTCACGGTGTTCGTATTCGTGTTCGTCACGGTGACGGCGCCGGGGGCCGTGGGGGCGATCGGCGTGGCGGCCGGATACACGTCGAGATCGCAGCCGGCCAGGAGACACGACGCGACGAGAAGGATCAGGCGCATACGTGCCCCTTTATGGATTGGCCTCGAAGAATGCCCGCGCAAAGTGCGGGGGCGTGATCGCATCCCACGGATCCGCATTCTGCGCCCGGGTGCGAAACGTCGACGGCTTCGTGGGCGGCCGCGGCGCCTTCGGCGGCGGCGTGAACTGCCCCCAGATGCCCGTGGGTTTCTCGCCGGCATCGCCGTATTCCCATTGGCGGAACGTCAGCACGGGCGGCCCGAGGTAGCGGCGCACCAAGTTGATCGGGTTCTCGAGCGCCCACCATTTCAGCCCGTGCCGGTGCGCATAGGCGATCCGCACGCACGCATCGACCAGCGACAGGCCCTCGAGGAGTTCGGCCTCCGTGGCGGGGTAGCGGTTGCGCGCATACGAGAACGTCGTGCACGTCGGCGCCGCGAGAATCCCCCAGACGCCGCGCTCCCGTTGCAGTAAGCGTGCATCGTGCCCGGTGAGGCGATCGATCACTTTCACCACATACCCCGCTTCGGCATAGGGGCGGGACCAGGCGCCGGTGCCGCCGCACACGTCGAGAATCACGATCATCTGCCGCAATCCGCGCACACTTGGCGATCGCCCTTATACACCCACGCATACGAGCCACACCGCGGGCAGCGGGGCGGCTCTTCCTTCGCGAAGGCTTCCACGATCAGGAGAAGCCGGTCTTGTTGCTCGCGCTGAGCTTTCGTCAATCGCGTCACCGCTTGATCCCCAGGCGCCGCAGTTGATCCTGCGGCGAGAGACTCGCGATCCGCCGCGCTTCGTCGGCCACACTCAGCCGCGCTTGCGCCGGTTCCGGCAACGTTTGCAACCAGTGCTGATCGATCAGCCACGTCAGCGTCGACGGAATGTAGATCGGATCCTGCCACTGCACCGATCGCTTGTGCTGCTCGAGCGCGTGTAGGAGCACCGCGAACGGCACGTGGTGCAGGGCCTCGTCGAAGGCGTGCCGCACACGGGGGCCACCTTTCCGTCTGGTGACGGGATACGCGGCGAGAAACTGCGCGAAATTTTCCATTTTCGATTTCGCTATCTATATACCTTGCTAGTTGCAACAAGCACCGAGAGCGACTGTCTTATGTGAGCGGCGTTTCTACGCGCTCTAGTTCTTCTACAGTCGCTACAACAAGCACACAGGGGCTTCTTTTTTTCCGGATCCGAAAATTTTCGGACGGAAAAAACCAAAACACGGATCGTGCACGACGGATCCGGACGCGGCGCGTAGAAGCCCCTGGAGAAGCGCACTTCCGCGATTTTGTCTTAGCCTGTCTTGACTCTTCCCCGTTACTCTTTGGGTTTTACCGCTTCCTTCCACCACGACGGTAGTCGGTCGCGTGATCCGGTCGGTAAACCCTTGTTATAAATTTCCACAATCGACGCGGCTATACATTGACTGCGCTGCGCGCCGGTATGTAGCTTTAATGCATTCGCTCGATGTGTAATCGCCTGAATCCCTTTCGGAAGCGCCGCCAGTTGCTCACTTAACCGCCGCTCGTTTGTTTTTCCGTTGAAGCGGTTGTAAATTAACCCTGTGCCCTCGATCAGTGACCCATCAAAGCCGCTGGGCTGAAAGTCATACGCACGTCCTAGCGTGCGTATGACTTGGCCGAGCACGGTATCGCCCGCCAGGTCGTAAATTTTTTCGCAGGCGCCGACCGCATTAACACAGCCGCTATCACGATAGCGACTAATCTTCGCGCCGTTCGATTCAACCACTCGGCGAATATTGTTTTCCCGTTCGTTCCCGCGCGTGCAGCGCACTAGGAATTTGTCGATCTTGTTGACGCCTTTGTGCGTGTTCCGGCCGTCAAAAATCGCAGCCATTTCGGCATCGGTAAGGTTTTCGTAAACTTCGCATTCCAGGTTGTCATTCGCGAAGCCGTTTTCCTTCAGGGCGTGAATCCGATGCTGGCCGTCGATGATCCAGAAAAACCGATCGCGGTGATTCAGAACGGGAATTCCCAATTCCTCGAGTTTGAGATTCTTCGCGAGATAATCGCCCCATGACGGAACAAACTCCCGCTGCGCCACCCCTGCTGGCGCCACGCGCATCTCAGGAATCGGCACCCAAAACCGTTTCGAGCTGCGGAGCACTTGCTTCGGGGGCGGGGCTGGATCCGCTTTTGGCGGCTTCGACATAACGCTGCTCCTTTGAAAGTTGCCGGATAAATTCCGTCAACAGCGACACGGAGGCTTTCATCACCACGGTCCACGCCACGAGGCGATCTCGATCGAGTTCTCGCACGTCCACGAGATTCAGATCCGTGGTGAGGTGTTCCAGATCCGTCGCAATGTGATCCATGATGCGATTCGAGTTTTGGCGTCTCGTTCCGCCCATGACTCGATCCCCTGGCACCAGCACATTCATCGCGTGTAAGTGTTTTCGAACGACCCCTTCGCCAACGCCAACGACTGCGGCAATCTGCTGGGACGTGTAGCCTTCCCCAGCCATTTGGCGCATGCGATTCTGGCGCTGTAGCACCGCCGCGCGGGATTTGGTCGGACCCACTCCGAGCTGTAACCGTGCCTTCGCGACCGTGGCGCAGCCGACGCCAGCCTCGACCTTGACTTGCCGCGCTGATCGCCCGAGTCGAAGTAACGCCACCGCGTGAGCGAATCGCGCTTCATTTGAAACCCGATGGCGATCGCCGCGCGGCTGTACCTCAACTTTCGGGGGGGGCTGTACCTGATCTTCCGCTTTCATCACAGCCCCACGCCCCGCCCGACATACATGCCGAAGACGAAGCGGCACCGATCGCCATAGCGCCCCCGCGCGATCAGTCCCGCGAGTAAGTGCTGCTGCGATCCCAACCAGCGCACGCACTCGACGGGCGCAAACTGCAGCAGCACGCCGAGCACGGCCTGCTCACCCTCGAGATCGGCGAGCATCCCGAGCTCCTCGAACCACGGATCGAACTCGGGCGGTTTCACGGCGCGCTCTTCAGTTTCAAAACGCCGCATCGACAGCCTCACTCAGCGTGACGATCTCGCCGCTCTCCAGCAACGTGACGGTGACGGGCGTCTGCGCGTCCTTGTAGGCCGTCACCGCCCGGGCCACATCGTGATCCGTCGTCCAGCCCTCGATCTCGACGCCGAGCTCCGCGCGGAGCGTGATCGTCGTTTTGCCGGTGCTCTTCGAGCGCTTGCCGGCGATGATGACGCCGGTCTGCGATTCGGTTTTGATGAACGGCTTCCAGGCGTCCGGGATCGATTCATTGAGATCCGCCGGGGCCGCCGCCGCTCCCACAGCGGGCTCGGGATGAGACACCGCGGCGGCAGTCCCCTCCGCAGCCGGCCCCGGCGAAGGCGTCAGACTCTTCGACAACCGCGGCGGTGTGACAGGTCTGGTCACGGGCGCCTTCGGTTCGGCCTGTTCCATCTCTTCCTTCACGTAGAGGCCGGTGAGCTGCTTCGGAAAGGCTTTCCGCAACGCGAGGGCCTCGGCGCACTTGCCGAGCATCGTGTGCGGCATCCGATCCCACATGAACGCCTGATCGGGTTTGTATTCCGCCCAGCGGGCCGTGGCGGTGAAGGCGTAGCGGCTGCCCTGCACCAGCCGCCACACCGTCACCGTCGCCGCGAAGGCGGCCGTCTTGGGCGCCCCGGTGAACACGGGCTCGTCGATGCCGGCACACTCGCCGGAGTCATGGGCGCGGGTGCGCAGAAAGTCGATCGACGTGACGGGCGTGTATTTATTCGATCGCTTCGTGAAGTGAATCAGGCGATCGAGCGGGTGCACGTTCTGCCGCGCGCAATCGTGGAGAAAGAGTTGCAGTTCGGCGTCGGTCGCGTCCTTCGCGATCGTCGCTTTGATCAGCGCCAGGCTGTCGGGCGTCACAGCGGGCGCCGTGTTCATCGGTGCGAGTGCGAGTCGATCCATATCAGCGGCCCCCTTCCGTAACTGCGCCAGTGCCCGGTTGACCCGTTCGTCCTTCCGCCGCATGCGCTGTTCGATCCAGCGCATATCGACGAAGCGATGCCCCCTCACGCTAGCCTGCCCGGCGCACGATGAGCTCCCCATCGAGCAGCGCCATGACGAGCTTCCGCGAGTAGCGCCGCCGCACGCCTTCGCCGAGATGAATCTCCAGGCGCCGGAACTTCCCCGCCTTCTGCCAGCGATAGAACGTCGGCCGATCGATGTGCAGGAGCTGCATCAGCTCATCGGCGAGGACCGCATCCGGGCGGGTGCGCACGTCCGCCAAGGGCGCCGGCCCCAGGATCCCCTCCGTCGCGGTATTGCCGTTCTGCTCCGCGCTAGCCTGTTCCTCTAGGCCGTCTTGGGTAGCGTCGTCTATTTGGTGCGTCATTCGGCGTGTCATAGTTCGTTATTTCGAGACAATAAACCGTTACTTGACGTAGCGCAACGATTTATTTTAGGCTTGCCGGTATGTTTGGTGCTGATAGCGCATTAGCACTAGTGATTACGAACGAGACAGCGGCGTATACTCAGCAGGTGTTGCAGCGGGCCGCCCGGCGCGTCCGCGAGTGGCGCCGCACGCACGGCGAAATGAGTCAGATCGAGTTCGCCGCGCTGGCGCGCGTGTCCGTAGGCTGTGTCCAGGGCTTTGAAAACGGCACCCGGAAAACTCGCGACGCCAACCTTCTTAAAATCGCCACCGCGATCGGCGTCACGCTCCAGGAGTTAATCCGGGAGGATGATCCCCCCGTCCGCCCGGACCCTCTCCTGGAAGATCTCAAGCGCGAAGATCTACTGATCGCGCACTACTACCACCACAGCGGCGCCGAGGCGAAGCTCGCCGTCAAGCGGTTCTATAGCACCTTGATTAGCGCTGAACGCCGCGAACGGATCGCCGCGGTAATGGTGCGTCTGCTCTCTGCCGATGAGGATGAGTTCGCGCGCATCGAAGTATTGTTGTTCGGCCCCCCCGGCCTCTCGCATAGCGTCGTCCCGCCCTATACCAGCACTCATACCACCACCAAAAAACGGCAATGACGCACGACGCATTCTCCGACGGGGGCTCGCATGGTTACACGGCGGCGGCGGCGATCGCTCACGATCATGACACCACGCGGATCCGCATGGCCGATTCCACATCCACCCACCGCAAAGGTGCGCACGCTCCCGATAACGACCCGCGCCTTCTTAGCCGAGCCGGCGATCTTCGAGCAGCATTTCGCCTACCTCGAAGCGCTGGCGCACGAACACCCTGGCGTGGCACACGCGATCATGAAACAGACCGCATGCCTAGCCGAGCGCTGTTCGCCTCTAATGGCGTCGGATAGAGCGGGATTGCGATGAGTCGCGCCTCCACATTGGCGTTGCCTGTTGGGATTACATGCCCCCACGGATACGAGACGACGTAGGTATAGCCAGTGCCCTGCCACCATGGAGACGCGGCCTCACTACTTGCCATCTTGCACCGAGTCACACCCAAACGCCCGAGCATCTTCAACGCTTCAAAGTCAAATGGCGTGCTCAAGAACTGCACCCCTTCGCGCTGACAGGCTCTCATCAGCCGCTCGGTCGCCTTCTCATCGAGGTGTGATTGCTCCAGCCATTCGCGCTGGGGATCGGCAGGGTTTAGTTTTGATAAAGTGAAATGCTGGAACTTCACGGTGTGGGCGCCGCTGTCAGCCGCCGCCGCGATCATGTCCTCGGCAAGTGCGACATTGCCACCGTGCGCTGTTGCCAGCTCCGCAATCAGCTCAGTCATTCCGGTGTCTCCGTGTGGGCAGCGGGAGAGGGGAGCCGAGCGAGCAGATCCGCAATGAGTGGCAGCGGCTTCGGATTCGGTAGTTCCGTTGTCGGCACGCTGTTCGCTAACCACAGTTGTGCGACTTCCAACACGTAGATCTGCTCCCGCAGGCCGGGAACGACGGGGGAGGATAATCGTGCCTCTCCGGCATCGTGAATCGCGCACGGATTCTGACACTTCAGCCAACTACAAACGAGGTAGCCTTGGCTCCCAAGTATCAGCGTCTGATTGCCGCACGCGGGACACCGTGAATTGATGCGCTCCTGCGCTGTCTCGACGGGAGCGGCGTGGAGGGCGGCATCGAGGCCACAGGTGCAAGCGAATCGTTGTTTAGGATCTCCGTCATACCTGTAGACGGCCTCGCACCCGGCGTAATGCCGCAGATACGCACGGAGTCGTAGTGCTTGTGCAGACGGATGGGGAGGCGTCATGATCGGACCTCCTTTGAAAACGGTTCATAGCGGCCCACCATCCGAGCCTTCTCGCTTCCTCCACACGTCGGACACGTTTGTCCCTTCAGCGACTCCCACTCGCATCGCCTCCTCGACGACTTGCCCATTCCAGACGGAACCGACTTCTGAAGCTCGCGCAGCACTTCCCGCGGGTCCCGCTTTGACTCGAACACGGTGCGAAGCAGCTGTCGCGCTTCCGGCGTCTCGGCGACCATCCGCTGCAGGTCCTGTTCGAGGGTCGTGCTCAGCGCGTCAAGTTCTTCGTAGGTCGTGCCAGGGAGCTGCTTGGCAATACGTCGTAGGACCGCCTCCGACGGCCGCCGGCGATCCCGCTCGATGTCGGATAGGAAGGCAGCAGAGATCTCAACTTTCAGGGCGAACCCGCGCAGAGTCAAGCCGGCCTCAGTTCTGAGGCTCTGGATCTTGCCGCCGAGGGTGTGGGCCGTCTTCATTGGTAAGCTATCATAGCGAACAGTCATGGTGTTGTCAAACCTACACCGACTTTCGCTTTTGAACGAAAGCGGCCTCCAGCATGTATAAGAGCAAGGAGGTTTGCATGCGACGCCTTGAGAGCTACTAGGAAGTTTCGCAAGCATGGCAAAACTCACTCGCATTGCCGTTGAGCCGGGCATCTACCGCTATCCCGACGGCCGCTATGAAGTGTTGATGACCGTGAACGGGGAGCGACTCCCCGCGAAACGGTTTCCCGCCGACACGAAGCGCGAGCACGTCCGCGCGTGGATGCAGCAGCGGCGCAACGTTCTCGGCACCGAGCGTCGCGCGTATGGTGAATCGACGCGCGTCGAGTTGGTGCAGCGAGCAGGCACCCTCGAAGGCGACGCGCCCGAGTATTGGGCCCAGATTGCGGGCCGTGCGAGCTTCGCCGCTGATCGCTCGCATACCCGGGCGTGGTTCGACGTGGTGATCGACGGGCAGCGTCTCGGCGCCCTTCCGCGTGTGGCCTGGACGACGGCCCATGTGAACAAGGCAATCGCCCACTGGCTCGCAAAGCCGAGTGCCCATGCGATCCGCAAGGTGCGCGTTAAGGGGTATGCGCGCAAGGAAATGATCATCGGTGAGCACGTGATCGCCGGGACTGCGGTGCGCGCGCACGAGCGCCTCGGGGATAGCTACGGCACGATCCGCGGCTACACGCGGAAGGGCTCTACCATCCGCACGCACACCGCGAAAGCGGCGACGGTGCCCGATTACGTGCGCACCGCGCCAGCCACCAGTGGCGCGATCGTCTCAGCGTTGACGATTCGCCATCGCTGTCGCGTGCTGGGCGAGTTGTGGACGACACTCGACGGTGAAGGTGCCGACACCCCCATCGATGCGGCGAAAATCCCCGCGCGCACAAAGACGCCCCCGTCGACGGTGCCGCCGGCCGTCATGCAATCGGTGATCGAGAAACTCGCGTTAATCGACGCGAAGGATTTCGCCCGGTTTTTCGTGCATGCCGTGACGGGGCAGCGGCCCTGTCAGATTGGGCGGGCCCGGCCCGATGACGTGCAACTCGAGCACGGGATCTGGCTCGTGCGGAATGCGAAGGGCGAACCCGCCCATACCATCGCGTTGAACGCGCAGCAAGTCAGCGCCTGGCGGCTCTTCATCGCTGCCGACGCATTCGGCGAGTTCGACACGTCCAAGTATGGGAAGCGCATTCACGCCGCGGGCTGGCCGAAGGGGATCCGCCCGTATGCGGCCAGGCACTCGCTCGCCGCCGATGCGATCCGCCGCGGGATCTCGCTGGGCGATCTCCAAGGATTACTGGGCCATGCCTCCCCCGAAACCACACGCCGCTTCTATGCGCCGTTCCAAATACAACAGCAGCGCGCCGTCAGTGAGAAGATGAGCCCCTATCTCGCGGATGTCCTCAAACCACGGCTCGTGAAGGAACCGCAATGACGCAGTTAGAACATCTGATTCAGGAGTCCGTTTCCAGATCCGTCGTCAACACGTTGCACCGTGCAACCGAAACGATCGCCGAGGAGCTCGCTCACGAGATTCTGAAGGATCCGAATTTTCGGCAACAGATGCGCCTGCTCGTTCAGCACGCCTTCGCGAGAACTTTCGCTGAACTCGCGACGGATGAACCGCCGCAACCACCCCAATGAGAATCGCTGGGGGCCAAGATAGGGGCCACGATGGATCGCCGCGCCCTCACGGATCTCTTCCTCGCCATCGGCGTCTTCGTGCTCGCCATCGGGCAGATTTACACCACGATTACTTTGCAGCGCTTGATCCGTCTGCTCGCTGCGCACCCGGCGTTGAGCGGGGGCCAAGATGGGGGCAAAACGGGGGGCAAAGGGCGAAAGGCGAACGGCGTATTTTATTAATGAATTATGATAGTTCGCGAGACTGGTTTCTTTGCCCCCACGCGACACCCCAGGCGGCGCGTATTCGCTGTTTTGTTAGGATTTATTGGTGTTTTGAGTGGTTGCGGGGGGGGGATTTGAACCCCCGACCTTTGGGTTATGAGGCCACAGCCGCCGGATACAATCCGCGATTTCGTTAGGAAAACATCCCTGTTTTAGCCATCTCGAAAAATCTTTGCCCCCGCGGCTAAGTCTTCGCCTAAAAATTCGCCCCTTCTTCGCTCCCGAATTCGGGCCCGTAAACGAGTCGTTCTGACTCATGTGTGAGCACCGCCCTGCGGAGGCGGGCCGTGTGTCCTTCGGCACTGACAAGATTGCGGCGGTGTGGTTTCCTAGAGGCATGGACGCGCGCAACACCCTGCTCCTCGAGCTCCTGCTCGCCGCCGTCGAAGAGGGCCTGGTGCAGACGGACGCGGATCTCGTGCAGCTCTATGCGCACGCCCGCGTGCTTAGCCCGCCCGCGCCACGAGCAGCGACAGCATCCAAAAGGCCAGGCCGGCGGCCGTCAGATTCACCCGGGCTGGGACTTCGATCGTCGCGAACACGAAACAGAAAAACGCGATCAGTTGAATCAGCAGGACGATCGTGATCATCGGGGTCCTTTCGTTCCGGGTGTAGAATCGCGCCGTATGCCATATCCCGACGACGCCGCGGCGGTGATGGGCGTGGCCGTCGTCACGCTGGCCGCCTTCCTGATCCTCGTCGGCCTCGCTGGCCTCGTCGGCCTCGCCGTCTACGCGATGAGATAGACGCCCGAGAAGATTAGCTGCGCCCCGCTCAGCGTCGCATTCGTGACTTGTAGCCCCGAGGTCGGATGCACCACGAGCACCGAGGCACTCCCCGGCGCAATCAGCAAGCCGAAGGCGAGGTTGTCGCACTTGTAGAGGCCGCCATACGCCGCGCCGTTCGCCGCCGGCAAGCCCGCGATCGTGGCTTGCGCCGTGTTCGCCGTCGTCGGATAGATCACGCGGCCTTGCACCACGACGAGCTTGTCGAGCCGCCAGTAGCGCCCCGTCGCCGTTCCGAACGCCAGCCCGGCGCCGCTGGCATCCGTGGGCGTCCACGCCCCGCTGACGGGCGCCAAGATCGCGGCGTCCACGGGATCGAGCACGACCGTCTTGATCGCCGCCTTGTTCCAGATCGAGCCGACGAGGTTGGATCCGTCGTCGTCGACGAGCGCATTCCACGGGCCGCGATCAATCGCCATTACGCATCCGCCTTCCGTATCAACATCTGCAACACCGCCTCGAACGACTGCCGCACCGTGCTCGCCGTGACGGTGAACTTGGGCGCGAGCCCCCGGATCCCGAGTTCGCTGATCGCGGCATCCTGAATCGTCAGCGTTTCGGTGATCGCCGGCGTCGTTGTGCGAATCGACACGAGGCGCCCGCTTTTCGTTTTGAGATCCCGCGTCGCATACGTGACTGTCACGAGCGGCCGGCTGTAGAGCGCGAGCTGCGCATCGCACACTTGCCGCAAGCTGGCTTCTGCGCGGCGCTCGTCGCTCCAAATGTGCTCGTAGATCCCATCGCCGCCGCCGTCATAGGCCACCATCGCCGCCTGGGCGGCGAGATCGTCCCGCTGCACCCAGATCTGAATCCGGCTGTTGCGGATGATCGCCGTCGCGATCCCCGTGACGCCGACCAGCGCCGGCGCCGCCGTGATCGTCGAGTTGTAGCTGACACTCGCCACCAGCGCCCCCGGCCCCGTCGCGGGAATCCCCGTCAGCGTCGTCGCCGTTTTCGTGGTGTAGCGGATCACCTGATCGCCGTTCCCAACAACCGCCCAGCCGCCTTCGAGCAGGAACGCCGCCGTGTTCGCCACAATGATCGATGTCGCGCCCGCCGGGACTTGCCCCGACGGCTGCGTGAGGCCCGAGCTATCCGTCACGGGCGGCGCGGCGCCGAGTGTCGCATCGGCGGCGGCATCGGTGACACTCGCCGTCACGTTGTCCGCGATCGTCGTCAGGAGTTGCAACGCCGTCAGCCCGGCTTTCGAGCGGTAGAGTTTGCGCGCCGTCGTGCCGGCGCCGCCGATCGCGACGGTCACGCGCACTTGATTCGTGGCGGCCGTATTCAAGCCCGGATAATCCCCCCCGAGGCTGCCCGTGGGCGTCGTGTCGGTGTAGGTCGTGGCGGTATTGTTCGGGATCGTCGCGAGGTATTTGTAGCCGGCGCCGTTGGATTGGCGATACAGCTTCCGCGCGGTCACGTTCGCCGGGCCGATCGGAATCCCCGTGAGCGGGACGGTTTTGTAATGTGTCGTCGTGCCTGATGATCCCGTGGTGTTCACCGTCGGGATCGTCGTGCCGCCCAGGCCGGTATCCGCGATCGTGTCGAGATATTCGGTGTCGACGTTATTCGCCAGCGTGCCGAGCAGGCGAAACGCCGACGCCTGGGTATAGAGCGTCGAATTCACGACCGTCCGATAGATCCGCCGGGCCGTCACGCCCGCCGGCCCGATCGGCAGAAAATGGAGATGCACGGCCGTCGCCCCGTTCGCATTGACGCCGATAAAATGCGCCACGTCGCCCCATCCCGTGCTCCCGAGCGCCGTGACGAATTCCACGCGGTAGTAATACGTGCCCGGCACCAGCGCCCCGCCGAGCGCCAGCGTCGCGCTGATGCCCGCATGGGACGGCGGCGTGATCGCGGCCGTGGCCCCTGTCGTGTCGGAGTGCGTCACCGCGGCGGCCCCGCCCGGGCCGTTCGTGGTTTCGCCCACGGCCGTCACGAACGTGGACGTGTAGTTATGGGTGCCCACGTCCACGGATCCGCCGGTCTGCACCGCGCCCGGCGTCGGCGCCGTCACGGGCGGGGCCACGACGCCGACGGCGATCACGCTGGCGGGACTCGGTAACGATTCGCCCGCCGCCGTCGCGAACGTGTAGGCGTAACTGTGAGACCCCGACTCGATACCCGCCCCATCGAGGGGCGCGAGTGTGGGCGGGCCGCCTGGCGCGGCGCCCGGGCCGACCAGCCCGCCCCCGCCCCCGAGCTGCAGGCTCGCATACGTCACGCGCTGATACGTCGCGCCGTCCGGCACGACGGCCGCGATCGCCTGGCCCCCGGCCGGATTGAACATCTCCGCGTTCTCGATCGGCACGAGGTCCGCGCCGACGTCGAGCGCCGCGAGGATCTGCGTGCCGGCGCCCTTCCCATAGACGCGCGTCCGCACCTGGGACTTGTCCATCGTCCAGGTGATCGCGGGATCGTGGAGAAACCGCCCCGGCGTGTCGTCGATCGGATCCGGCCGTGTCAGCGGCGCCGTGATGAACAGATACAGGATCTTGTTTTCAAAATACCAGTAGCCGCCAATGATCTTCGCGAGCGCCGTCAGGCACCCTTTCATCCCGGCTTCGGATCCGTCGAACGTGATCGAGACGGGCGGCAACCCGAGCTCCACGCCCGCGCTCGAGAAGCCCGGCGCATACGTCGCGACGAGCTCCTGGGCGATCGTCGTCGCCGAGACGTTCACATAGCGCCCGAGCGGCCGGCGCCGGTTCGCCCGCGCCGTATCGTCGATCGCCGTCACCGGATGCAGGATCGTCGTCGGCTGCCCCTTGTAGGTTGTTTCGACGGTTTGGATCTCGCCGCTAAAGAGCAGCACCGCCGCGTTACTGTTCACCCAGACTTCGATCGGCTGCCCCACCAGCGGCGCCCCGCCGTAGGTCGTCAAGCTGCACGTGTTCGGCGCATCAAAGAGCGCGTCCCGAATCTGCAGCGACTTGTAAATCACCCGCATGGGCGCCGTCGGCGTCGTCACGTCGATCCCGCCGATCACGATCCGCAGATGCGTCGGGCGCTCCGCGGCTTGCGCGGCCGTGAGGTAGTTCAGCCGGAAGTTATTCAGGCGGAGATTCGGTCCGAGGATCGCGGGCTGGAGCGGCATTAGTTCAGCATCGAGCCCTGTTGAATCTGCCCGGTGATCGTGTCGCCGACGCGCCGGGCGATCCCGCTTTCCGTGTCGACGATGTTGAACGTGTTCGTCACCGTCGGCCCGCGCTGCGCGAGGCCCATCGAGAGCGCCCAGGTGAGAAAGTCGGCCGGCGGCCCGCCGCCGATCGCGCCGCCCAGGGCCCCTCCGCTGGGGTGCCGCTTCGCATATTCCGCAAACGTGGCTTCAAAGCTGCCGAGCGTGCCGTAGGTAATCGGCCCCGTGTTGATCGGAATACTCGCGCCCGGCGACATCTGCGTCATCCCCGGCGGCGTGGCGGCCGCTTGCGCCGCGCCGAGCTGTTGCACTGCACTCGCCGCGGCCTCGAGCTTCGGCGGGAGTTCGCCGATCACCTCCGACGTGAACACGAGGCCGCTATTCCAAACTTCCGTTTCTTTCTGCGCCTCGCGAATAAACGCGGTGAGCGATCCAAGTCGGGGTTCGGTGAGCGCGATCGCTGCCGGGGCTTTCACCAGCGTCGCGTTCATATACGCGATCTCGGCCTCCGCTTGGGCGGCGTTCAGGGCCACGGGCTTCAGGGCCGTCGTCGCGAAGGTATTCACGGGCGGCGTAATCGTCGCCACCATCGCGCCGAGATCGGATCCCGCCTGCGTGGCGGCGTCGGCCGTCAGCGAGAAGTCTTGGAGGGCTTTCGGAATCGCGACGAACGGGTTCGCCGCTTCGGCGAGTAACTCGGAGGCTTTCTGCCAGGCGCCAAAGAAGCGCGACATGCCGCCGATCGCTTCGCCGGAATACACCGTGACGCTGTTCCCAAACCGCGACCAGGCGTCTTGTGCCGCTTTCAGCCGCTCCACCGTGTCATCGCTCATCACTTTCGTCGCGGCGCCGACCTGTTCGATCCCGGCAAGGAAGGTCGGGATTAACTCCTGCCCGGCTTTCCCGAAGAGTTCCGTGGCGACTTGCGCCCGCGTCATCGGATCTTCAATCCCCGCCACGGCATCGCCGATCGCGACAAACGCATCCTCGGGCGCCATGCGGCGAATATTGTCGAATTCCAGGCCGGCCGCGGTGAGCGCCGCGATCGTGCTGGTGCTGCCTTGCGCCAGGTTCTCGTTCATCGCCTTGATCGCCCGGTCGACTGTCTGGATAGAGGCGCCACTTTGATCGGCGGCATAGCCGAAGCGTTGCACCGCTTCGGCACTGATCCCGAGCTTCTGCGCCATGTCGCCGACCGCCGCGCCCGTCTCGATGACCCCGATCGCAAAGTTCTTGATCGAGTTGACGGAAAACGCGATCCCAAAGGCGCCCGCCAGGCCGACGAGCGCCGATCCCCACTGGCCCGTGGCCGTCTCGGCGGATTTGAAGGCGCTGGTCGTCGTGCCGGCGGCGCCTTCCATCGTGCGGAGTTTGCCAACGGCCTCATCGGCCGCCGATTTAAACTCGGAGAAGTCCGCCTTCAGGACGCCCGTCAGCACCGCCATTAGACCGGCACCTCGTCTTTCGCCGCGTGCGCCGCGAGATCCTCGACGAGCACCTCATACACGACACGCGGGAGGGTCTGAATGTCGTCGTAACTGAGCCCCATGATCTTGCACAGCGCGAGATCGGTTCTCATGCGGGCACGGGTTCCGGGATCGTTTTTTTTTCCTGAATCGCGCGTTCGTTCGCCGCCTGGTGCGCATCGAGGGCGGCGACGATCTCGACGATCGTCGGCACGTCCAGCGATCCCAATACGTCGCGCCGCTCGTCGCCCGATTGCGTGAGACTGTAGGCGATGGGCTGATCGCCGAGGCCGACGAGGGACCAGCCCACGAGATACGCGATCACCACGGCGAACGGTTTTCCGGCCGCCCCCTCGGTGACGAGCGCGTGATACTCGCCCGCGTTCAATTCTTTTTTGACGGTGAGAAAGTCGCCGTCGGATAACGGCAACCGCACCGATTCGGGTGTGACAATCCGACAGCGCCCCATGTGATCCCCTTTACCGCTCCGGCGGTCCCAAGTGTGCCCGTAGACTCGTCTCCCCGATCTCGATCGCGTCGATCGGCCACATCCAGAACCCGCCGGCCTTCGGCGCCGTAAACAACAGGGGCGCTTGTCGCGCCTGAAACTTATCCACGCGCGCGATCGTCGCCGTCAGGATCCAGTCGCCGCCGTCGGCTTTCACGCGCACGATCCGCCACGCGGTGAGTTCCACGGCGACGCGGTAGCCCCAGAGCACGGAGCCCGCGCCGCCGGTAATCGTCAGCGAGTCGAACACGATCCGCTAGGCGGCCTTCGGCGCCCGCGATCCGAACCGTCGCGCCCGATTCGCCGCCGCCAACGCACTCAGCGCGCCGCCCTCGAGCAGGAACGGCCCCGCCGCCTTCCACGAGCCCGACAGCTTCGGTGCCGACAACGAGGCATCGATCGAGGCGTCCATGTAGGCCGGCCCCGTCCAGAACACGAGCGGCTCCGTCGTGCTGGGGATCAGCTTCAGGAGGCCCGGCGTATCCTGTTCGGCCGCCTCGAACACCGCGAGCTCCGCGGAGTTGAAGAACCCGCCGATCGTCCCGCCGGCGTCCTTCATGCCCGGGATATACACCCGGTTCACGTCGCCAAAGCACGTCACGTCTTCGTATTCCGTTTTGAAGTCCGCCGTCCAGGCGTTGAGCGAAATGATTTCAACTGGCGTCGTGCCCGCGGGATCCCACAGCACCGACCCATTGCGCCCTGAAATGATTGCCATGATCTCGTCTCCTTTTGCGGTTTACGCCGCGGTGTGACTCATCTGCACGAAATACCGGCCGCCGCGCCGGAACCAGCGAATCGACGGATCCTGATCGTCGCGTTCGGTGAGTGCGATCGGCTCTTCCCGATACGTCGCGCTCCACGTAAACCCGGCGACGGTGAGCGGGGCATCCTCGAGCAGCGCATCGATCCGCGCCGCCGCCGCTTTGATGTTCGCGCCCGGCACCGTCGAGAGCATGCGCGCCTCGACCAGATACACGGCGTCCTCGAGCGCCCGCCGGCCAAACACGCCGTGATCCTCGCCCGCCATCAGCGACACGATCACAAACCGTGTCGCCCCGGGCGGCGCCTCGTCGCGATAGACGCCATTCGGGCAGAGGGCCAGCAAGGCCGCATCACTCCCGAGTTTCGCGATCAGCGCGTTCGCAATGTCGGAGGTATCCGCCATGCGATCAGCCCCAGACGGCCGTCAACCCGTGCGCCGTGATCACCACATCGGCCAGCCGCACATACATGGCTTTCCGCGATCGCACCATCGTCGGGATCAGCACCGGGTGCGGCGGCATCGCGCCGACGGATTTGCGCACGCCGTTCTTGGTGACGTAATGCCGGGCTTGCGACCCGTGCTCGAACAACCACGCATGGTGGGCCGTGCTCCGCACTTGCGCGGCGACGCCATACGGGCCGATCTCTTTCACGATCACCTTCGCGCCCTTTTTCAAATTGCCGGACGTAATCGGTTCCCCCTTGCGCAAGCGGCCGGGCGGCCCCAGGGGATACGCGGCTTCAATGGCGGCCCGGGCCCCGTGCGCCGCATCGAGCACGACCGTCGTCGCCTCGCTTTTTTGTTCGCCAGGCAATGCGAGAAAGGCGGCCTTTAACGTGTCGAGCCCGTCGAAATAGATCCGCGCGCTCATGGCACCACCTCGACAGCCCCGCAGAGCATCGAGCGTTTCTCCGTGGGGACCATGCCCGTGATCGCGAACGTCTGCCCGGCATAGAGCATCCGGGTCTGCGTGGTGACTTGCGGGTGCCGCTTGCCCTCGACGACGTGCGTCGCTTCGCTGATCACCGTGCCCGCCGCGACGCGCTCGAGGCTCGTCGCCGTGGCCGGGGTGATCGACACTTTCCACTCGGCGGGCGTGCAGTCCGCCCACGACTCGGTGTAGCCGCCATCGCCGTCCGGCGTCCGGGCGGGGTTCTGAAAGCGCACCCGATGCCGATACGTGCCGAGCTCAGGCAACGGCGGAATCCCGGAGGCGTTTCAGCAAGCGATCGATCGCGAGCCAGAGATCGGCGTCGGCTTCTTCGAGATCGCCGCGGTGTTGATAGAGGCGCCCGAGCATCAGGAGGATCGCCGCCGAGACGAGCGGCGCGGCTGTCGCGGACGCCGGATCGGTGCGCGGGCCGAGGTAGTCCAGGATGATCGCCTCCGCTTGCGCGAGCTTCAGGATTAGATCCGGCTCGTCGGGATCGCCCGGCGGCATCGTGGGGATCTGGAGGTGATCCTTCGCTTGCTGGAGCGTGACGAGGGCCATCAGGTGCGCCCTCCCGTATCTCTGCCGTCCTGGCCGCGCTTCACCATGAGCGTCCAGTCCGACGAGCTGCCAGGCGCCGCGGTCGTCAGGCGGTTACAGTGGAACGCCGAGCCGCCGGCCGTGACGATCTCGCCCGTGTCGTATTCCTTGCCGCGGACATACACGCCGCAATAGGACAGGCCGGGCGCGCCGTCCTTGCCGGCGAGGCCGGGGGCGCCGTCCAGCCCCGCCGGTCCAGGCGGGCCCGGGGGGCCGGGTTCGGGCGCGCGGCCTTCCAGCGCGGTGAGGCGCGTCTCGAGGGCCGCCACCGTGGCTCGCTCCCGCTCGAGCGCCGCCACGATCGGCTCGAGCAGCCCCTTGACGGACAGCGCCAGCGATTCCGCGAGCACGTCAGGCCGCAACGGACACCCCCTCAAGCGCCTTCGTCAGCGCCACGGTAAACGCCTTCTCTTCGTCCTCGTCGGTGGGTTCGGGGTCCGGGGCGGGCGGTGTGGAGGCCGGCGCGGGCGCCGCGGTATCGCGGGCGGCGAGGGCTTCGAGGCTATACATCTGCTGCTGGGCGAGCGGCGACTCGCCGCCGGGCACGGGGCCCAGGCCGAAATACTTCTGGCGGGCTTCGTTCGGACTCATCGCGCCCGAGCCAATCGCATCGGCGGCGGCTTTCGTCCGCGTCGCCGTGTCCATCCAGATCAGATCGTCGACATCAAACTCCGTCCCGTAGGGCGTCGGGAGATCGAGCCCTTCATCGAGGGCCGCCTCGATCCCCGTCATGTGCGCCTGGAGGCACTGGCTATAATACTGCTGCACGAGCGCCTCGCTGTTCCCGTAGGGCGGGGCGTGGCTGGCGTCGACCATCGAGGCCGGGACGTGATAGACGGCGCAAATGAGTTCCGACGCGCGCTTGTCTTGTTCGGTGAGTTGCGCATCGACGGCCGTCATCGTCATCGGCTTATATTCGAGGCCGCCGCCGAGCACCGCGACGGAGCCGAAGTTCTCGCCGCTATACGCTTGCTGCCAGCGGGCTTTGTATTCTTCGGCTTGTTCCTGCTTGATATCGCCGGGCGCCGTCAGGATCCCCGAGGGCCGGGCGTTATTCGTGAAGAACCGCGTCGAGCTGTCCTGAATCTTCAACCCCTGCAGCGCGCGCCCGCCGCCCGCATACAGCGGGGAGACGCCGACGAGGCGATGGAAGAGGCAGTTGAAGCGATCGTGAATGATCTCGCGCGCCGGCACGATCACTTCGTCCGTCGGCACGCCCGCGATCGCATCAGTCGATAGCCGGTAGTAGACGGCGCCGTCGGGCGCCACGAGCGGCGTCACCCGCAAGGGATCCAACACGAACAGCGCGACGACCACGCCCCGATCGTCGCGCTGCTTCAGCATGTAGCTGTTCCCGAAGAGCAGCTTCGAAAACATCCACGATTCGAGGAAGAGCCCGATCGTCTCGGCGCGGTTCGGTTTGCGGAGGACCGGCGAGAAGGCCGGCGAGCGCGTCTCCGTCCAGATCCCGGCGTCATCTTGCTGGACGAGCCGGAGGCGGACCTTGCCAATGTCCGAGGCGATCAGCGTGACGCACGCGAACACGATCGGGTTGACGAGCGCACTCGGCGCGGTGATCTCGTCATTCTTTTGCCAGGCGCCCGTGTAGGGTTCGCGGACGACGGGCCACCAGCCGCCGCGGCTACTGGCGGCGGTGAGGCCCACGGGGGCGCGCTTGACGGTCAGCTCGAGGCCGAAGAGGTTCATGCGTTAGTTGGCACGGTTCGGCATTGGTTAACGGAAGGCCCCGTTATGCGACGCTGCCGAATTCCTTAGACAGTCTGCGTGGTTTCGCCTCGACACGCCCCGTCGCGTTTTCGCCCCTACATCTTGCGATTTACAGGACTGCACGGTCATGGTTGGATCGCCAGTTGGATCGCCGCGCCCGTCGCAAACTGCACCATCAGCCGCGTTTTCCCCGCGCCGTTATCCTCGAGATAGAGAAACGCCCGATCCGCCGCCGGGGTTTCCACGAGCACGGGGTTCCGTTCCGCCAGCCCCAGCATCCCGAAATTCCGGAACGCGAGCGCGTGATTCCCATACACGGACGCTTGCACATTGATCGCCGCCGCCCCTTCGCCGACATAGAGCTGCGTGTCATAGCCCGCGATCCAGCGAATATCGCCTGTGTTGCTGCCGTTCCGCCCATAGATCGCCGCGTCGTGAGCGAGGCGGACGGCGCCCGTCTGGGCGGGGTTCACCCCGACGCGCACATCGGTTGCCGCGAGCGAGCCCGCGAGCGCGTCCGATCCGCCGACGTAATGCGTCGCCGCATGGATCCCCGCCGTGCCCGCGGGGCCTTGCGGCCCCGTCGCCCCCTGCGGCCCTTGCGCGCCGGGGGTGCCTTGCGGCCCGGCCGGCCCCGGATCGCCTTCGGGGCCTTCCGGTCCAGCCGGCCCCGGCGGGCCCACCGATCCCGGCGGCCCCATGACGCCAATCGCCGCCACGTCGATCACGGGCGGCGGCGGCACGATCACGTCAATAAGAGCAATTTGTTCAGGCACGCATGGCCCCGGCGTAGGTCGTCGAGTTCGTCACATCCCCCCGCACACTCACCGGCCCGCTGACGATCGTCTGCACATCGCCCGACGGATACGTGAGTTGCAGATCCCAGATCGCGGGGGCGGGCACCTGCACACTCGCCGCCGCGCTGAGACTCAGATCGATGATGTTGGGCGCCGTCACCACGACGCCGAGCGGGGTGATCGGCGTGGCGCCCGTCGTGACGCGGATCTCCGCGCCCACGACGACGCCCGCCAGATCAATCGGCACCGTGCGATCGGGATCCGCCCACAACACAAACCGCCAGCGATAGGAGTCGCCGCGGTAGAGCCGGAGCGGATACGACAGCATCGGCTACGCCTTGTGCGCCCGGCCGTTCGCTTCCGGTGCCGCCATGGCGCCCGTGGGCGAGGGCCAGGCCGTCGCGGTCAGATACTTGACTGTGTTCGTGCCGACGCGCTTCCAGGTGATATACCGCTCCGCGCGCAACGCGACGGCGTTCATCTGGAACATCGACGCATAGACGGTCGTCGCATCGGGCGGCGAGGCCGGCGCCGAGTCCATCTGCAACGAGGCCTCCGTCGAGGCGTCGATCGTCACGCCGCCGTCGTCGGCGAAGAGGATGTATTGCGGCGCGAGCGCCACGACGTTCGTCGTCGCCACGTTCGACGTGATGAACTGCAGCCCCTTGTAACTGCCGCCGTTGATCCCGATGCCGGGAAACTCCGGCGAGCCGTCCAGGTTCGTCCGGAAGGACAGCGCCAAGGCATTCGACGGCGAGAGGATGAACGTCAGCCCGTCGACCGGGATGTTGTTCGTGGCGAAGTGATTGATCAGCCCGAGAATGTCCGCCAGCGGATTCGCCGTCGCGGCCGCCGTCGGGGCGCCGTTCGTGATGGACGCGGGATTGACGCCCGCGACGAGCGCGACGGCCGGGTTGATGAACTGCGCATCGAGATACGCCGCAATGTCCTTGACCAGCGAATCGCGCACGACGGCCTCGGCCGAGGGGTTACTGAAGCGCACGAGCTCCTGCGACAGCACCACGATCGCCGCCACTTTGTTGAACGTCAGGTTCTCCATCGCGAAGGCCATCGCCGAGACGGGTTTCGGCTTCAGCTCGCCGACCCATGTCACCGCGGCGCCGCCGGTTTGCGCCGGGACGTTCACATTGAACGGGACTTTGCGCAGCCCCTCGATCTTGCCGATGATCGTCGCCGCCCGGAGCAGCGGCAGGAAGTCCGCCGTAATCGACGGATTGACGAGCGGCTTCGCCCATACGGCGTCCGTGGTGGTGCCCGCCACGACGGCGGCCTTCAACGCCAGCGCGACTTCCGGCGTCGAGTCGGCCCAGCGTTTCTCGGCGTAGGTCGCCGCGTCACAGCCCTCGTAGCGCGAGGCGATCTTCGCGATGACGAAGCGCGCCATCATGATCCCGGGATCGACATTCGGCCGCACGGAGACGTGCCCATACGCGCTGCCGTTCGATTTCACGACCGGCACGGGCACCGCCGACGCGATCTGCAGCTTCTCGAGATCCCGCCACCGGCCGAGATCGCCATCAATCGACTTCACTTGCACCGCCAGGCCGTCATGCTCCTCCGCTTGCGCGGCGTCGGTCGTGGCGTCGCCCTCCGCGGCCGTGTTCATGATCTCCGCCATGCGCGCCGTCAGGGCCGCGCGTTTGTTCTCGAGGTTTTGAATGTGTTCACCGGCCGTTTGATTTTTCATGGTCCGTGCTTTCGAGACGCCCGAGACGCCGGGCTGATGCTGGCCGGACGCGGCCGATTTCACGGTCAAGACCGTGGCTTCGATATTCGCGGGGATCGTCACAAGCGACAACTCCGCGATCAGGCTTTTCAAGATATGCAACCCGCGGCCGCGCGGCTTCGTCTCGAGCGGCTGAAACCCGATCGACATCCCGCGAATCAGGCCCGCCTTGACGGATTGCCACGCCTCATCGACGCGATCCCGCACGCGCCCGGGTTCCGTGATCAACGGCAACGAGGCCGTGAACGTGATCCCGCGCTTCGTCGGGGCATCGAAGATCACCGTGCCGACGGGTTGCGTCGGATCATGGTGAAAGAGCAGCGGCAGGGGATTCGTGTAGCTGGCGCCGAGGGGCTCGAGCACATCGCCCAGGCGATCGGGCGTCGGCGTCGTCGCAATGCCCGTGATCACCCGTTGATCGGTGTTCACGGACTTAATCGTGAGGACGGAATACGCGCGTTCCACGTGGAACGGCAGTTTACGGCCGCGGATCGCGGCGGGCGGTTTGTTAAAACAAACCCTACGGCTTCAGGCGCACGAGCGCCCGCACGATCGCCGAGATCGTCACGTCCTGCGCCTTCGCGGCTTTCAGAATCCGGTCATAGTCGCGTGAGGGAATCCAGGCACTCACGAGCACGCCGTGATCGACGGCCCGGGGGCGGCCGCCTTTCGGCTTCGGCGCCGGCGGATTCTCTGCCATACGGCCTCCCCTCAAAACACGTGCATTTGATACGTGGGTTTCGGCGACAGAGCGCCGGCGCCGAGCGCATCCGTGCGCGCTTCCCAGCTCAACACCGCCGCCATTGCGAGATCGATCTTGTGCGGCGAGTCGGGCCGTTCCTTGCTGATCAGCCAGAGCGGCTTCCCTTGCTCGTCGCGCTCGACGAGATCTTGGCGCCGGCTGTTGCCCAGGTGCCGCCGTAAGCGCGGATCGCCCCCATGCGACACCGCGGCACTCTTCATTGCCGTTTCAAAACTCTTGAGGGCATAGGTCATTTGCCGCCGGCGCGTCGTCCACCACTCCACGATCTTGTCGGGCCCGAGCGCCGGATCACCAGCCCACTGCGCGATCCACGCTTGCCAATAGGGCGGATCCGCATACAGCCGCCAGACATCGTAATCCTTGAAGAGCGCGCGGATCGTCGCGTCTACTTCCTCCACGGGCACTTGCCAGGGCACCGCCAGCGGCGGCGGCGGACATTCCCACAGCTGCACGACCCATTGAAACCCGGTTTCAATATGCGTCGCGATAATCCCCGTGCTGTCGTGAAACATCGCCCCGTCAAACCCCAGCGTAATCGCATCGCCCGGCTTGACCGGACTACTCCGCCGCTCGACGGCATCCCACTGATCGAGATCCCAGGCTTGCGTGCCACCCTTGACGATCCGATTCAGCCACACGCGCTCGAGATACGCGCGATCCGCCCCGGGATCCGCCCATTCGGCCGCAATCGCGTCGAGATCCGACCACGACGCCGCCGCGCCTGACGCTTCCACGATCGCCGCCCGTAGGCCATCCGGCGTCGTGAGATCATGCCCCTCCGAGGCGTCGCGATGAAAGTAGAACAGGCGCGGATCCGTGATCGTGCCGGCCTCGATGGCCCGCGCATAGTCCATCGTCGCTTCGGCCACGGATCCCGTGCCCGGTTCGGGCGCCGTCGTGGTTTCCAGGGACCACGCATCCGCCCCGCGCCGCTTCGGAATGTTCGCGAGCATCGTCCGATGCGCCCGCCGCAAGCGCGGCAACGTAAAGCGATGCGTTTCGTCGAAATGCTGAAACGTCGTGCGGGCGCCGTCGCGCGCATCCGGGGCCGTCGCGAGGGCGACCGCTTTACCGCCGCCCTTCTTGCGGAGAATGCGCTCGAGGCCGATATCGAAATCATCCCGGAGCGTGCTCAGTTCCAGAATCACCCGGAGCGCCGTATACGCGAGATCGTCCGATTGCTCTTCCGTGTAGGCGACGAGCGCAATATACGGATCGGTGACCGGCCCGCCGATCGGCTCACCCGCCGGCGTCCAGTCGATGCACCGCACGGGGGCGTCGGGATGGAGCTCGCACGCGGCGATCCACGCGGCGAGTTCCGTCTTCGCGAGGCCCTTCCGCAACGAGATCCCGACACGCTTGAAGCGGCGCCGGCCCGCGACGATATGCCCCTGCGGATAGACCTCATACATGCGATAGATCAACGCGACTTTTTCGTCGTCGAGCTTCACCGGCTGCCCGCGGAGATCGCCGGGGCCAAAGACCAGATTCTGTTCGATGAAATCGCACACTTGCGGCCCGAGCGTCGGATAGAGCTCGCGATCCTGCGGGACCATCAAGATCATCGGACGATTGCGAGTTGTGCGCGCGGATCCGCCCGGTGGGGAGACGCGACGGCCTCGGGGGTGTGTGTCGCGTCATCCTGGCGCGCAATGAGGGCGAGTTGTTTGATCAGCGCCTGAAAGCGTCCCGCGGCGTTCAGCCGCACGATCGGGGATTGCGAGAGATCGTGCGCCACCATCAACGCCGCTTCCGCTAAGGTGACGAGTTGATCGTCTGACACATCGAGCGCATACGCCGCCCGCACCGCCGGGGCCCAGGACGCCCACGACGCCGCCATGACGGGTGCCGCACCCCGTGGCGTGTGCCGTGTATCGCGCAACTTTCCCGCCGCCATCCAGCGCCGCACCGTGGAGGGACGCACCCCTAACCGCTGCGCGATCGCGCTCGACGCGAATCCGAGCTCCGCGAGCCGTCCCGCTTCTTGCGCCATGTATTTCCATTTGCGCGTGCGGTTCATGGCACGCAAACCCTCCCGGAGTGCAGACCCAAAAATCCGACGCCCGGGTGGTTTCCGGCACCTAGAGTTACAGACATTTCGACACCCCCCGTTGCGGGTTTCACGCTGCGCACCATGGTTTCATAGTCAGCGCGTGCGCGCGATCCCACGATTCGCTTCTGCTCGCGTCTTGGTATCACTGCACGATTGACAGAGGGCTTGGGTGTTCGTATCCGTATCCGTTCCGCCTTCACCCAGGGGGATCACATGATCGCGAATGGTGGCGATAGAGACGCGGCCTTGCTGTTCACACACCACACACAAGGGTTGCTGATCGAAGAGGCGTGCACGTAGGCGTTGCAGGGCACGGCCCCGTATGCGTGGGGGTGTTTCTCTGTTGACTGCGCGCCAGTTCGGGATCGCATGCGCGGGGCAGCGGGCACCCGCCCCCCCTTGTAGTAACGCCCCGCACCCGGGCACCGCGCACGCATGGAGCGGCCCACTAGGCATGCCACACCCGGCCGCACACGTTGCAGAACCACCACGATCCAATGCGTTCCACCATGCGTTCTTCGCCGCAGTAGGGGCAGCGCATTAGGGATTCCCAGGGCAGGGCGAATCGGTGCGGGGTTTCCCGGCGTCGGGGCCCACATCGATCCGCCCTTCAATCGCCACGCCGCATGCGAATGCCAGCATCGCCAGAATAACTATGCAGAGCACTCGCATAAACATACGCGCCTATTTCGGTTCTGGTGTGGGCGGAAGGCTGTTATCGGGCACGAGGATCAGCCCGGCGCACGCGAGATACTTCACGACGAATTTCTTGCCCGGAACGATCGGCTGATGCGAGGGATAGTTGCCGCCGCCGGGGGGCACCGGCTGCCCCGTTCCGTAGCCGGGTTGCCCCGGGAGCGTGTTGTCGACGCCGGGCTGACTGCCCGGAAGGCTGTTGTCCGGGCGCGTGGGATCGAACGGGTAGACGGGCAGGAGCGCGCCGCCTGGGGGCAAGGGCCCCGTCGTCGGATAGTTCGGCGAACCCGGGAGGCTGTTGTCGGGGCGCATGCCGCCGCCGTCATCGATGAACGTGATCAAGGCCATTTTGGACTGCATGTGAGTTCCTTTCGGTTAGAGAATTTCGACGATGGTGATCTGATATTGCGCTTCGACGTGCTTCTTCGTGCGCTTGTAGGCTTCGGTTCTCGTCGGCTTCGACTTCACGTCTTCGACGATTACGTTGCCGGTGCGCACGTTGCGATACTGAAAATCCGCATGATACTGGCCGATCGTGTGGAACACCCAGGGCGGGCCGTCGGTGACGAGCTCCGGCACCATGAGCGGGAACGCGGGGTGCACTTCAAGATCGGTGATCTCGCCGGCCGCCTCGAGCTGCTTGAGTTCCCCATAGCGGGCGGCTTCGCGCTTGGAGTCGAAGCGGAGGCCGTCGACGTGCACGGCCGTCGCCCCGTATTTGTTCCGCAGCGGGGCCCGCGGGTTCGGGTGCTTCTCGGCCCATTGCGTCCAGGCGTCGCGATCACTCATCGGCGCACCGTCGCTAGTGGTATCTGGTGACGATCAATCACGTCATCGCGTCCCGCGCGCATCAATAAATCCCGGCCCCATTGGAGCGGCACAACTTCCCCATCGACCCGAATCATTTTCAGGCCACAGCGCACCTCGCCCTGATCGGCGTGCATCTGCTGGCAAATCTGCACCCGCTCGCCCGTAGCCAGCATCACGACTTCCAGCTCACGATCGAAATCAAACGACTCGCTCATCGATGCGCACTCCACCGCCGCACGGTTTCAAACGGCAACACGCCCCAGCGCACTTGCGTCGGACTGTCACTCGGTCCAGGGCAGTGATTGCCGAGCACGTC